ACTGGACCCGTTGGCATGCGTTGGGGATCGATCTGAAGCCGTGGCGCGCTTCCGGCGGGCATATCCTGGTATGTCCCAGCCGCGGCATGGGTTGGCCCAAGATCATGCGGCAACCGAAAAACTGGACCGAATCAGTCCTCGCGCAGCTGCGAAAAGTGACGGATAGGCCGATCTTGCTCCGGCCGCATCCGGGAAACTGGAAGATGAGGAAGCCGAAGGTGCCACTGGCAGAAGACCTGAAGAACGCCTGGGCATGCGTGATCTGGGGCTCCACCGCTGGCGTGCATGCGCTGATCGCGGGCATTCCGGTCATCCGCTGCGCGCCGCATTGGATTTGTGCCGAAGCGGCTGGTAGCGAAATCTCGGAAATTGAGAGACCGCCGATGCCGGAACGAAGGCATGCATTGATTCGACTGGCGTCGGCGCAATGGTCGCTCGATGAGATCGCCGGCGGATTCGCCATTCGCCGATTGCTGGAATGCAAGGAGGCGTATCCAGCATGCTGACCGTGCTCTGCGTGCTGAAGACCGGCGGCGATTACGACGCGCGCTATGTGCGCATCCTCCGCGACGGAGTGGCCAGGCATACGAGTCTTCCGCATCGATTCGTGTGCCTGGCGGATACCGAAGTTCCATGTGAAACCATCCCGCTGCAGCATGGATGGCCGGGCTGGTGGAGCAAGATCGAGATGTTTCGACCAGGGGTGATTGCGGGCCCGACGCTCTATTTGGACCTGGACACGATCATCACCGGGAACCTCGATCGGGTGACGACGATCCCTTATGAATTCGCGATGCTCTGCATCCGCGAAAAGATCGACGTGACCATCGGCAATTCCGGGGCGATGTGGTTTGCCAAACCGCAAGAGCACGTATACGAGCGATTCGTCCTCGATCCGAAATTCTGGATCAAGTATCACGAGGATAACGCCAAGCACCGTTATATGGGCGATCAGGCGTTCATCAGCGACTCGTTCGAGAAAATCAACAAATTGCACTGGGCGCTGCCGGGATTTTTCAAGTCATACAAGTACGATCGATGCCAGAATCAGGTGCCGAAAGGCTGCTCCGTCGTTTGCTTCGGCGGAAAGCCGCGGCCGCACCAGGCCGGCGGCTGGGTGAAGCAGGCCTGGGTATGATTTATCTCTGTCCGGAGGTCAAGTCCGGTCTGGGAGAAGACACATTCTGGCCCTGGTTCGAAAGGGAATTTGCAGAATCTTCCTTTGCCGTTCCGACGCAAGCGCATCCCGAAGATTTTATTCTTCAATACGCAACGCTGGGACCGCCCGCAGTGAACGGCGGGACGACGGTCGCGTTGCTCTGGGAATTGTATCCGGAGATGAAGAAGTATGGGCTCTCCCACGACGATGAAAAAATAAAACGCATGAACGAGTGCGCGGCAGCTTGCGACATCAAGACGGTGTCCTGTCGAACGATGCAGGAGTATTACGGCAATGACGCGATCGTTGTGCCTATTGGCGTGGATACGGATCTGTTCGTCCCGATGGACAAAAAAGCGATGCGCAAAAAGCACGGATTCGGCAGCGAGACGATCGGATTTTGGTGCGGGACTGATCATCCGATGAAGGGAAAGGACAGGCTTCTTTCCCATGCAGAAAAACATCCGGCAATAAAGTGGATCAGGGTTTCAAAGAAAGATCGCCTGCCCCAGAAAAAGCTCGCTGAGCTCATGAACTGCTGCGATTTTGGACTCTTTACCGGCAGGCTGCGCCCGTATTTCATGGTGGAGTGGGAGCTGATGGCCTGCGATATTCCGGTGGTGGACATTTCGGGATGCGAGCGGGATTTCATTCCCGCCGACCGACCGCGAAAAAGCGTGTTCGATAATGGTTGGTCGAGGCATCAAGCCAAAGAACGCTGGCAGCAGCTGCTATGCGTAAATTGAACCTCGGATGCGGACCCTATCCGATCGCGGGGTATATCAACATTGACATCAATTCGAGGCAGAGCAAGGCCGATCTCATCCGTGATCTGCGACGCGGCCTGCCGTACGACGACTCCAGCGTGGAGCATATTGTCGCGTCGCATTTTCTGGAACATCTGGAATTTACCGAGATGCTGTTCGTGATGGAGGAATGTTGGCGGGTGCTGAAACCAGCGGCGTTTTTGACCGTCACCATCCCGCTGATGGATTTTTCGTCGCTCGATCACAAGCAGTTCTTCTCGGAAGAGGCGTTCGACATCTTTGGGCGCGATGCAGCGGAGTATTTTAACCGGCGCTTTTCCTGGTCCATCGATTCGAAGAAAAAAATCAGAGATCAGAAAGGCGACAACCTGACCGTCGCATTGTCGGCGGTCAAGTGATTTCGATCTGCAGCCTGATCTACCGCAGCCCGAGTTATGCGGACGCGGTGTGGCAATCGGCGCATGAATTCACGCCGCACCTGCAAGACGGGCGGGCGCGTTTCTTTTTTGTGGCGAACGACGCCACGCAGGAAGTGCTGGACCATCTCCGATTCAGGAGATATCCGCATGAAATTCAAGTCAACGAGCGATTGACGGAAGCAGAACTTCGGAAGATGGGATTCGATCCTCCGGAATATATTCGCAGGGTCTACCTGGGATGGAATCGGGCCATTTTGGAGTCCGAGGAGGAGCTGGTGCTGGTGAATAGCGACAATCTTTTTTCGCCTGGCTGGCTTGAAGGGTTGCTGAACAACTTGAACGAGAAGCAGGTCGTGTGCTCGATCTTGATTGAGGGAAACCATCGAAGGCACGCGCCATTCAAGGGCGCGATTCGAGGAGAGTTCGGGAGGCATCCTAGAGAATTCAAGAAGCGGGCATTTCTCGATCTGTGCGAACGCAATCGAAAAGCCGGCACCTCGATTGGAGGTGCTTACATGCCATGCGCAATCAGGAAATCGGTGGCCATCCGGGCCGGTCTTTATCCGGAAGGCAACCCGCACAGGGCCTCCGGAGACGAAAGATTTTTTGCCAAGCTGAAATCGATCGGCGTGAGACACGTCACGGCGCTCGATTCTCTCGTGTACCACTTCAAAGAAGGTGAGATGGATGAATGAATTCTCGCCGCTCAAGGCGGCCTGGCATCTGGACCGCATCGCCGCGTTAAGGGCCGGAAAGGAGATCAATCCCACCCACGTCCAGCTCGTGCTCTCTGATCTATGCAACCAGAACTGCCATTTTTGCTCCTACCGCATGGATGGCGGCTTTTCCACGCAGAATTTCAGCGACGAAAAAGGAAACCGCAATCCGCACCGGCGAATTGAGACCAAAAAGGCATTGGAGATCCTCGACGATTGCTTCATGGCGGGCGTGGAGGCGATCGAGTTCACCGGAGGCGGCGAGCCCACTGTGCATCCGGACTGGCTGCAGATCATCGGCTACGCCCAGGAACTTGGGATGCAGACTGGACTGGTGACGAACGGCGTCAAATTGAAGCGGGATCCGGTCGTGGAGCGCCTCACCTGGCTGCGGATCAGCCTAGACGCCGCGTCTCCTGAGACTTACCAGCAAATCAGGGAATCCCTGGCCTGGCCGCACGTGATGCGGACGCTCGATTATGTGGGCGCACTCAAGAATCCGCTGGTCGGCGTGGGGTTCGTGATCACGCGCGAGAATTACACGGAGATCCTCAAGGCCTGCGAATTCGCGAAATCGAAAGGCGTGTCCTATATCCGGCTCTCCGCCATGTTCTCCGATCAGGGCGCGGAGTACTACAGCGAGATCCGCGACCGCATCGATCTCGAGCGCCACGCGGCGCGCAATCTGGAAACTGACCATTTCAGGGTGATCGACTATTTCGGCAATCGGATCTCGGATCTCGACCAGCAGGCGCCCGATTACCGGTTCTGCGGCGAACAGCAGTTCGTGGTCTACATCGGCGGAGATCTTCGGGTGTACACCTGCTGCACCAACGCTTACACGGACAAGGGACGAGTCGGAGATCTCCGAAACATGCGCTTTGCCGAATGGCTCGAAAGAAAGCGGCAATTTGGATTCGATGCGCGCGGTTGCCATCACTGCCAGTTCAACGGCACCAACAGGGCGATCAATTACCTGCTGGATCCGGCCCCGGCCCATGTGGGTTTTGTGTGATGATCTCGCTGATCTGGCCCTATTGGCAGCGGCAGGAGGTGGCGGAGCGGTCCTGCCGATTGCTCGCCCAGCATTACGCGGATCTGGATCTGGAGCTCGTCATCGCGGACGACGGTAACCATACACGCTTTCGGCCGCCGCATACGCCGTTTCCGGTGAAGGTGATTGAATTGCCGCTGAAGTCGGCGCCGATGAATCCGTGCCTCCCGATCAACCGCGCGGTCGAGGCATCGAGCGGAGACGTGATCGCTCTCTCGGGTCCGGACATGCTGCACCGGACTCCGATTCTGGGTGAGATGCGGCGTGAAGTCGAAAAGAACGAGCGGAACTATGTGATCGCCGCCGCCTGGTTGCCGGAGAAGCGGGTGTGGCACTGCCACTCCTCACGCAAGCGACCGGACATCGGCGATGTTGGATGGATGCTGCCCGCTGGGGCCGACTATCATTTCATGACCATGATGCGGCGGTCATTGTGGGACGCAGCGGGCGGCTTCGATGAGGATTATCGAGCGGGCGCCGGATACGACGATCCCGATTTTGTCCTGCGGCTGCAGCGGGCCGGCGCGAATTTTGTTCGCCGCGATGATCTGATCGTCGACCACGTCCGCGCCGGCGCCAGGGCCAACTGGACGCAGCCGATGTATGCAAGAAACCGCGCGGTTTTCATGGAGAAATGGCTGCCGTGCCGAAACTAGAATCCAGCAAGCTGCGACATCTGATTGAGATTCAAAGTGAAGTGATCGCGCAAGATGAGACCACCGGCGTGATCACCAAGAGCTGGAAGACATTCGAGAAGGTCTGGGCGGCGGTCGAGCCGCTCTCGGCGCGAGAGTTCATCGCGGCGGCCGGCGTTCAATCCAAGGTGACCGCGCGGGTTGTGATCCGTTCTCTGTCGGGGATCGTGCCATCGATGCGCATCATCCATGGCGATCACGTCTACAACGTCGAAGCGGTACTGGCCGATCCCAGCAGCGGATCGGAATACCTCACGCTCCCTGTGAGCGAGGTGGTGAATGGTTGAAATCGAAACCAAGCTGAAGGGGGATCTCAGCGCCGGGCTGGATGGATTTTTCGACGATATCAAGGGCAAGATCCTGCTCTCCGGCGTCGCGGCCATGGCGCGGGTGATTTACAATGAGGTAAAGCTCAATACCTCCGGCGTGCGCAAGGGCGGTCCCGGCGATCCGCCTGGCCAGGTAACGGGAACGCTCAACAAGGCGATCTATCGGGTCTATGCCGAGAGCGATTCCACCGATGACCGGAAGATCTATCGTGTGAGCGTCAACAAGCGTACCGCGCCGCACTGGCATCTGGTGGAGTTCGGCACCTCGAGAATGGCGGCGCGGCCCTACATCCGGCCGGCGTTCGATCGCGTTCCGGAGGCCATCGTCATCGGCATGCGCAGGATGCGCGAGCGGATCGCAAACAGAACGGCGTCCGGAGAGAATGAATGACGGTCGAGGCCGACATTTTCGCGGCGCTCAAGGATCTTGTGGGGAATCGCGTCTATCGGGATCTGGCACCGGATAAAGTGACGACTCTGCCGCGCATCACGTTTCAGCAGGTAGGCGGCGGTGCGGTCAATTTTCTTGACCCGACGGTGCCTTCGAAAAAAAACGGCCGCTTTCAGGTGAACTGCTGGGATGGGGACCGCGACGCGGTGGCCGGATTGTCACGCCAGGTTGAGGATGCCCTGCGCGTCGCGAGCGGCTTGCAGACCACGGTGCTCGGCGAGCCGATTGCGGTCTTTGAACAGGAAACGATGCTCTACGGAACGATCCAGGATTTCAGTTTTTGGTTTGAAACGTAGGATCAATCGATTTTTTTAACGGCCCGCTTCGGCGGGCTTTTTTTTGATCCATCGCAAGATGGTTTTTCCACGTGAAAGGAGAGAGCAATGTCAGTGAGTCTTCCGAATGGATCAGTGGTACACGTCGCTTCCGGCTATGGTGCTTCGAAGACGATGAGCGCGGTTAGCAACGCCAATCCGGCAATCGCCACGCTGGAGGCCGGCCACGATGTGTCCGTCGGTGATTTCATCGAGGTAACCTCTGGTTGGTCGAGATTGACGGACAAGATCGTCCGGGCGGCTTCCGATGGCAACAGTCCGCCGAGCAGTACCGATATTGGCCTCGAA